GAACCCAGATGTATCTATCTTAGCTCTACAGCAGAATCTATGGGCTTACAATGCTACTAGAGATTATGCTGTTGGTTCTTTTGTTATTTATAACAATTCTATTTATCAATGTTTAGTTGCTAATGGTCCATCTTCTACAGTAGCAAACCCATCTAACGTAGTATACTGGACTCAAATTCCTACACTAGAAGATTTAAAGAATAAATTTGTTCCTACTGGTACTATTCTTCTATATGCTGGTTCAGTATTACCTGATTCTTATTTAGGTTGTCAAGGTGCTCCATTTGACCCTGTAACTTATGCAGACCTATATGCAAAGATTGGTACTACTTATGGTGGTACAGCAGAGTCTCCACTGTTGCCTGATTTTAGAGATAGATACCCAATTGGTGCAGGTACTAACGCCCTTGGCACACAGGTAGCGGAACAGTTACCTAATATACAAGGCTATGTTCAGACAAAAGCTAATTTCTCATTAATGACTAATCCATCAGGGGCTTTTTCTTCTACACACTATAGTGTTCCTTATGCAGACGCCACTAATTATGGGGGAAACTATATTGGTAATTTATATTTTAACGCCTCAAACTCAAATAGTATTTATACCGACAACGGTCACGTGTACCCATTATCGTTGGCGTTAAATTTCATTATCAAGGCATAAAACAATTATGTTCGGTAACTGTTCCATTTTCACTAAAGGATTTACAAAATGATTAAAGTTTACAGATTTGATAAAGATGGTTACTTCTTAAAGGATGAAATGGTTTTTGAAGACCCTAAGAATCCTAGTAAACCAATGTTACCTCCAGATTGTACTGAAGAAGCTCCTAATATTGAAAAAGGATACTTTGCTAGGTATGTAAATGGTTCTTGGACTAATGAGAAAATCCCTACTACATGTGATGAAGCAATTAGTATGGGATTTACTTGTATCTCTAATAGTCCTGAAGTACATAATCTTCTAAAGAAAACTGTTATTGAATCATTGGTTCAAGCAGATTCAGAACATTTCAAAACAGTAGTAGATTCTAATTTCAATATGTCTATTGAAGCTATTCCTGAACTAACAGAAGAAGAGAAAAAGGCTAAATTAGCATCAGAGTTAAGAGCCAAGAGAGATGCAGAACTAGATGCTACAGATTTCTATCTAATGCCTGATTACCCTATCTCTGGTTCAGATTTAACTCTAATTCAGAAGTACAGGCAAGAGCTAAGAGACTTACCTCAGCAAGAGGATTTCCCTTATGTAGATTTCCCTGTTAATCCTTTAACACCTAAAGTAGAGGAATAATACTATGTCAGAACAAACTCCTATTAATATATCTAATGCAGATTTTACCTTTAAAGATAAATACGGTAATACTGGTTCAAATAAAGGTCTATCTGCTAATGACGGTACTAAGCTTAACAATATGGTTAAGCTATTAAATTTATTACTTAATACTCCTAATAGTTTAGACTTTATTAACACTCTGGCTAATATTAATTTATCTAATCTATCTGCTTCAGGTACTGGTGCTATTAATGACATGATTGATGCTAAGTTATTAGCTTCATTACCTACCTATAGAAGAAGTTCTGACTGGTTAGGAGATAAACTTACTATTACTACTCCTGATACTGTATGTGTAGTAGTAAATGGTAAGTTATACATGAATACTGTTGGTTCAACTATTGATATTTCTTCTGCTGATTCATGGGATAATTCTACCTATGCTACTGCTGCTAATAGAGCTGGTAAGGACTTCTACATTTACGCTCTAGAGAATGAGGGAAATACTCCCACTTATATCCTATCAGCTAACTCTACAGTACCTATTGGTTATACTGCTGATAATTCTCGTAAAGTAGGTGGATTCCATTGTCTATGCTTAGACGTAGGTACTCCTACTTGGAGAAATCCTGCTACTGGTGCTAATGAAGCTCACTGGTTATCTGGTTATGTAACTGGTGATATTCTTCCATATTCTGTATGGGATTTACGTCATAGAGCCGAATCAGAAAATGAGGGTATGGTATTCTCACCTGATACTAAAGAATGGTATGACCTATATCTATCTTCTTGGGATGGTTCTAAACTTGTATCAGTATTCGGTGGTACTACTGCCGATGGTGCTTCTACTAAGAAATTCCATGGAGAACTCTTTGCTGAATGTGCTGGTTATGTTCATAAAGAACTAATCTCTAGAGATAAGTTTATTATTGTAGCTAAAGGCTCTAATGAGAAAACCAATATTGCTGGTTCAGCAGATGCAGGAACTACTGGTGGTCATAAAGATACTGCTAATAGACGTATGATTTCTAACATCGGTCTAGAAGATTGCTGTGGTTTCCTATGGCAATGGTGTAAGCAAGATGGTGGAGCTAATGGTTCTGGTAACTGGCAGAATACTGTCGGTGCTTCTGCTGTAGATGGTACTGATAATACCTATGGTCAATCTTATGGTGCTTACTATAGGGCTGATGTTGGCGGTAGTTGGGCTGACGGTGGTTCCTGCGGTTCTCGTGCTGTTCTTGTCGATAGTGCTTCGGCTTCTGTGTATGCGAACCTTGGCGGTCGGTTGGCTTCAAGAGAGCGTACTATTAATAGTTTCCTATAAAGACCTATTGACATTGAAATAAATACTTCTATAATGAAACCCGTTAATCGAAAGGTTAGCGGGTTATTTGTAGGAACTAGACTCTGTTTGTTATTTACAAATAAAGGCTAATGTTGGCAGTAATTGGAATAACAGTGGTTCATGCAGTTCTCGTACTGTTAATGTCAATAATGCTTCAGCTAATGTGAATGCGAACAATGGCAGTCAGTTAGTCAAAAAAACCAAGAATTATTACTTGAGAATTTTTTATACATTTAACCCTTGTAGAAATACACAAATACAATACTAGAACCTTGCTTAGTCTAGTAGGTTCAGTCTCGAAAGTTAATCAAGGTTCACCCTTCTATGAAACGCTATGGAAATCTCTTTGAAAAAATCATAGATAAAGAAAATTTGTCTATAGCTTTTGATAAAGCAGCAGCAAATAAAAAATGGAGAGATTCTGTAGCAAATGCTTATAAACGTAAAGATGAAATCATTAATGAGATTTATTTGTCTTTAAAAAATAAAACTTATAAGACTTCAGAGTATGTAACTAAAACTATTTATGAACCAAAGGAAAGACTTATATACATACTTCCTTTTGCTCCTGACAGAGTAGTTCATCATGCAGTTATGAATATTCTGGAACCAATCCTAGATAAGAAATTAATTTATGATACTTATTCATGTAGAAAAGGAAAAGGACAATTAAGGGCATCTGATAGATGCCTTTCTTATTGCAAGAAATATAAATACTGTTTGCAGTTAGATATTTCCAAGTTTTATCCTTCTATCAATCATCTAAGATTAAAGCAGATTTTACGTTATATATTTAAAGATAAAGACTTACTTTGGCTCTTGGATGAGATAATAGATTCTACTCATACCCCAACAAATGTACCTATTGGTAATTATTTATCTCAGTGGTTTGGTAATATTTATCTAAATACTTTAGATAGATTCTGTATTAAAGCAGGATTTCCCAAAATAATAAGATACTGTGATGACTTATTAGTATTCAGTAATTCTAAAGAAGATTTAAATAATTTTAGAACCAAGGTAATATACTTATGTAAATCCTTAGAATTAAGATTATCAAAGACTAATCTTATTAAAACTACTAAAGGTATTAAATTTTTAGGATTTAGACATTTCCCTAAAGGATATAAACTACTAAAAAAGAGCACAGCTACTAGATTAAAGAATAGACTTACATATCTTGTAGAAAATTATATAAATAGCAGAACTTCTTATTCTAAAGCTCAGGGACAACTTGCTAGTGCTTTAGGTTGGTTCAATAGTGTAAATGCTTATAACTTTAGTAGGAAATTAAGATTTGCTTATCTATGTAAAGAATTTAACATATGCACAGAAAGAATAATAACTATGAATCATTTAGAAGATATATTAGAACCAGAAGATAGATTAGGAATAGTTCTTCCTATGTCTGTTTTAATTAATAAACCTGTTATCTTTCTTGGCTCAGATTTATTCATTAAAAAAGATATTAAATATTTGCGTATTTCATTTCATTTATTAAACTCAAGTAGAAAAGACCCAGTTTTATATGTATCATTTACTAAATCGGAAGTTCTTATTAAACTGTTTAATAAGTACAAATCTAAACTTCCTTTTGATGGTATGATTACTAAAGTAAATAACTGGTATAGTTTGGTTCCTACATCTTGGAGTAATATTATGAAAGGCTTTCCTAAACATTTAAATACTAAAGAAGATTACTTATATATCAAAGAACACTTTGAAAGAGATTTATGGGTTCCTGAGTTTCAGAAATTATTAGATACTACTTCTGATTGGTTCTTTGTAAAGAATCTAGATACAGCAGAAGAGGGTATTACTGATGATACTCATAAAGTAGTAGAAACTGAAATCTCTTCTGATGAACCTACTGTTATTTCTCAGTATGAGTTTAGAGAAAATCCTGATGCTAAATTATATAAGTTAGGGTTTACTGTAGAAGAAGTACAGCAGTTAATAGCATAATTTCTAGTCATACATTAAATCCCTAGTATATAGCTAGGGATTTTTATTTATATGAAAATATATTTTGTTATCTATCTCTCATTTATCCTTGGTTCACTAATCTTTTAAATCTCCTAAAGATAGCCTACTTTCTATAGTAATATTCATCACACTAATCTTATTGAATCCTCTCTAAACTAAATATGTAAATTCATTTAAAGGAGGATTTACTATGAGTGATTTACCTATGGTTGTCTCTGACAACAATGGCTTCGGTGGAGCCAATATGGGTGCTGGTTTCATTGGTGGTCTAGTTCTTGGTTC